AATCCTTATGCAAAGGTTTTAGTGCATTCCATGATGACGGTGTAGGTATCACCAGCAGTGTGACCAACTGTGGTAAAAGCAACGTCACCAGTCTTCCCAGAACCGGCGTTATTGGTGAGACCACCAAAAACACGATAATCGTGGTAGCCGCTCTGGTTTTCGCCAAGCTCAATACAGAACTGGTCAGCAGTAGCCTCCCAGAGAATCTGCACCTTCATGCCGTTGCATTGCCACCAAATCTTGTCGATTGAGACACCAGTGCAAGAACGACCATCAGGAAGGGTGGAGAGAGCCGAAACATCGATTTTCGTGACGCCAGACTCTCCCGTTCCATCGCTGATGTTCGTGAACTTGAAGACAGCCGTGCGCTGGCCGTCAGCAAGCGTTTGAGAGGTTACTGCATCAGCCATGAGTTCCCCCTATTAGCTGGCTTCTGCGCCGTTGTCCGCCATCGCGTAGGTCATCAGGCCGACAAAAGTGCCGCCAGTCGCCGCAGAAGCACCGACCTTAGCCTGAACCGTCGCGTTGGCAGCCAGACCACCAGCAACACACAGAGCGCCATTCGCACCGGTAATCTCACCAGCAACGTCAACAGGAAGCTCGTTAAAGATACCATCGTTGTCAGCAGAAGTGCCGACATCAATAGTCGGGTTCGTGCCGCCCGTGCCCGCCTGAATCGTCTGGACAGACATGATAATCGCACCAGCCGGGATCGTCAGGGTGTTGCCCGTGGACGAAGAAGTGCCAATACGAACATTCGTGGCACCGGTAGCAGTCGGATCGCAGGCAAACTGGACGCTCTCAACCATGACGCCGGGGGTAACAGTACCCTTTCCGCCGCCACCATAAGAACGAACAATGCCTTGGAAGGTAGTAGTAGCCATTTGAATCTCCTGTCGTGGCTAATGTCAGCTACAGAAAGTTAGCTGTCAGGGACAAATAATTATAAGAGACAAAAAGGGGGGCAACAAGTGCCCCCCTCAATGCCGTATCGCGACGGATTACGCCCCAGTCGTACCAAAGGCACAACGGGGATCGCTGTAACCGAAGCTGTAACGCTCGCGGGCCTTAAAGCGGACGTTACCAGTCGTGAAGTCACCTTCCATCGAAGTGCGGAGAGGCGAACGCTGGTAATGCTTAAAGCCGTTGGGCGCATCGGTCTTAACGAACCACGCATCGGTGTCGGTCAGGAAGTGGTTGACCGTATAGCCCTCGGGAAGCATACCCGAGTTACGGACCGCGTTGATGTCGTTGTCAGCCGTGCCGGGGCGAAGCTGCGACTCCAACAAACGCTCAGCCACAAAGACCAACTGCGGCGGCACGATGAGCTTCATGCCACGCAGAGCCACCTTCATGTTCCGTTCGTCAACAAACGTGGAGATGCTGATAAGAGCGTCCTCAAGCGAGGTCTCATTCAGGTCCGCGTCCGTCGAAGGACGGTTCGAGAAAGTGCCACCGTAAGCCAGCGGGTGGAGGGTGTTAAAGAGCGAAACACCGTCACCGCCAGTCGCCGAGAAGCCATTGTTGAGGACGTTCGCGGCCTTCACCTGTTTGGTGTTGGACATCGAACGAGCCAGCGCCCGCGTGTAACGGGCACCAAGACGATCATAAAGATTGTCTTCCATTGCCTCTTCAGTCAGAGCGAAAGCCAGCGCGATGGTCTCGTGCGAGTACCGGGCCGTATATGCCTCCGTGGCAGTGTCGAACGTGATCGAACTACCTTCCGACTTGGCTGGCGCGGTGCCGAAGCCAGTGAGCATGACCTCTTCTTCAAAAGCACGATCAGAACTCTCCGTGGAGAAGATTTCTGCGTGTTCCTGATCGTAGCGGTCGTACTCCATTCCAAATAGAGCCGCGAGTCCCGGCTCCAGTTCTTTAGCGAGTTGTGCGCGTGAAATAGCCATTTTCTAGCCCTCCTTACACGCCAGTCTCGGTGCCGTAGAAATGCTCGTCGATACGAACAATCACATTGGCATTAGCCGAGCCTGTGGTGCTGTTTTCAGGGTCTTTAGACACGCGAACAATTCGGAACTGAGCGCCCGTTGCCGCCATAGTGCCGCTAAGTTCGGCCTTGGAGACACCGGACTGCGAGTTCCCAGTCGTGTAGGAAAGGTCCGCATTATTACCGATATTTGTGGTAGCAACCGTTCCAGCCGACTGTACCAAAAACAGTTGATTCGGGTCGTCATAGACCTGAATCTTGATGTCACTAGCAGCAACACCACCCGGATATTTATTCGAGTAGGTGGGCTGTTCCGACGTGGGGTCTGTATACGAAACTCCACCAGCAACACCGAGAAGGCGATCTCCAGCCGCAGCAAGAGCAACCACGCCGGAGGCCGTCATCTTGACAGCGTCACCTTCGTAAATTGCAGTCGCATAACCGCTAGAAATGCCATACTCAGAGTAACCGGAGGAATCCGGGCTTGAACCCGTCTTCGCTACAGGCCGAAACCCGAAAGGGGCGTCCTGATTAGCCATATTGGCCTCCTAAAAGTTAATCTTCGCTGTTTGGTCCTTTACGACCAAATGAGACTGAGCTTTTCCGCTCAGGAGAAAGTTTGGGCATCCGCGAATCATTGTCGCGCATCCAGTCGTTATCGACTGCTTCCATCATTCCATCCGTCTGCTGACGGAAGTACTCTTCGCGGTCTTCCGCGACTTCCACAGGAACCTTATGGGCGATAAGCCCCCCGTTGCCTACAAGTCCTGCGTACTTGCCTTCATCGACAACAGGTGCATCGAAACCGGAAAGGTCTTCAGCCCTTAAAGGCTCATAACCTTCCCTTTTTCGTTTGAACATATTGTTCTTGTCATCATAGCCCATAACTGACTCACGAATCCACCTATATTTATAGCCTTCAGGAGGTTCCGGGAGATCAAGCGACGATGACGGTTTCCAAGCCTTTTGACGTACTTTCTTTTCTCTGGTTTGGTCTTTTCTCGAACTGCGATCCATTATGCGTTCCTCTGCAATGCAATCTTGCTTTTCAAATAGGCTTCGTCAGTAACTCCAAGCCTTCTCGCAACTCTGCGCTCACCTTCTGAGAGTGTAGCCTTCTTTTTAGAATTAGAAGGATTGCGATTTACGCCAGCAACACTCTGGGACATTCCATTACTTTTATCAGAAAACTTGTGCGGAAATTCCTCGCGCATAATCCGGTCAATCTCCTGATAGTAAAAATCAGAAGTCGGATCGACGCCGCGAGAAACCAAGTCATGGTCAACCGCCTGAGCCGCCCCAGTCATAACAGCATCACGGCCAAACCACGGATTCTTCTGCGCCCACTGGACGGCTTTCGGATCGGGCTGTGACGGCTGATATGCCTGCTGCCTAGGCTGCTGCTGAGCTTGCTTGGGACTTGGCGTAGAAAGAGATTTTGCCCTGATCTTTTCGGCGCTGACCTCAGAAATCTTTGCAGTCAGATCGGCAACCTTGGCGTAATCGCTATCCTCGTAAGCATCTTTAAGCTGATCGCGAAGAGCCTGCTCTTGGGTCGTTAGGCGGTTATTAAGCTCAGCAACATAACCCTGATCGACAGTCTGCATACGAGCCTGCATACTTTCGGTCTGAGCCATAAGGCCACGAGCATAGTTGTAAGCGTCCTGAGCCTCCTGAGAGAGCTTATTATTGCGCTCTTCGGCAGTCTTGGCGCGAGCAACAAGCTCATTGATACGCTTCTGAACGCGGGCACTGTACTGTTCGTGTTCGCCTTCAGAATCATCTGAGGAGTCGTCAGCTTCCTGCTCAACAACCTCCTCGTCGTTTACGTTTTGTTCTTCGTTCTGATCTTCAGATTCAACGAAACTCATGGGTTCCTCAAGCGTGTTTGATGTCGTTGGGGTCTTGGACGACGGCAAGAATCTCGTCGTCATTGATAATCCGAAGCTCAGCGCCATCGATCTTAAAGCGAGAGCCGGAATATCTGGCGGTTATGACGTAATCGCCAATCTTGCACCAAGGATCAGAGTCCCCAAACTTGTCAGGGTCTCGGAAGCACAAAGGCCCCATCTTGAGAACCTTGGAGCAAACCGAAGCATACTTTTCCTTATCAACCGTAGAATCTGGCAGCCAAACACCGCCATCGGTCTTCTTCTTTGGAACAATCGGCCACACAACTATGCGCCATCCAGTAGGCTCAGGAAGCCTGTCAAGGGCGCTCCCGGTCGGTGGCGTGATGTCCGGGTCGTTGATGTAGTTGCCAAGAATCTTGTCAAGATTAGGCATTTCGGTCTTTTCGGCGGCTTCCGCCATTACTCATCCTCTTCATCTAGGTGTTTGAACTCTTTCTTCAGAAAACCCTCAATAAGCTCATAGGCCCTTATTTTGCCTACAGCGCATTGATAAGCCTCATACGATTTGGCATTGCCAGCAGACAGGTGTTCGGCCTGTGCATCGCGTTCTTTGCGTAAAAACCTGTAAAGGCTTTCCGCGAGTAGAATCGCATCCATTACAGCCTCTATATTAGGACTGTAATGTTATATATTTATTTATAAAGTCGCGTCAACACACGAATACTAGTGAGTATTTGTGTTACCAAGTAAAAGCTGGACCTTTGTCTCTAGCTCAACAACCTTCACTTTGAGTTCTGCCTCACGCAACAGGCAGTCATAGTAATCACGGCGCAATTCCGCGATTTCCTCATCAATAGTTTTACGAGCAGCGTTTACGGTATGTTCTCTAGAGGCCATCATTTCTTGCCACCAATCTTGCTCTTAATCAGGTCTCTAACGCCGAAGCTGGCGGCAAATACCGTAAAGATCAAAACCTGAAACCACTCAGGGGCCTGACTAAGACCATTAAGTCCAGATAAGGCCCACTCTTGAGTCCAAGGAAGAAACACCAAAGACATCACCACAACAGCCCAAATCGTCAATAGCTCGTCCTTCCAGCTATTGGCCGAATTGTTAGCCATGATTTGGTCCCAGTCGATGTCAGCCGTAGCTTTCTTCGCCTCAATCTCCAAGCGAGCAGTGTGCTTTGCTTCCGTGATCTCCTGACGGCGCTCGATCCATCGAGAGCCAGTCTCAATCACTTTGGAGACAATGGGACCGCCAAGGATTTTCCCAAGGACCGCAAACATTACGCAATCTTCGTCGGAAGCTGACGCTCCATAGCCCCACGACCACGGGCTGTAACCTTACCCGGAGCGTTCGGCACATTGGTTCCCAGAACCTGA